GCTTATTCCCTAATGCCCGCGCCACGCGAATCCCGAGAAGTAGAGTTCAGAGGTAGTTCAGGTAGCGTTTACCTCTGTGGACAGGGCGCATCATTCATCATCGGAGAGTATCGAGTCGGGGTGTCGCAACAACTCTTCGCATCCATCATCGAGTCACTGAAGCACCAGTCTCTCACCCATCTGGCAATAGATCTATTCTATCCCACAATGCCAGAGCTCCACACTCTTATCTACCACATCCGCGATCAAGAGATGCTCCTAATTCACGAGCTGGGCAACTCAGCTTTTGACCACCTCAGGAAGGTGGAGGGACTTATCCACATGGTCGTGGCTGCTAGGACAATGCAAGGTATGCGTGGTCTGGACGACCCAGCCGATACTTTCCTAGCATCGGTCCGTAACGAGCGAGCGCCTGCGTCCGTGCTACGATTGTACGCAGATATAGCGGACAGATTTCGTGCCATTCAAGACGTCAGAGTTGTGACGGATCTGGCGTCACAATGGAAATTCCAGGGTCCCGCTATCGTCGATCCTACCGACGCTGCGATAAAACTACAGGCCCGCTGCCGTGAGCCATCGATCGCGCACTCCGGCAAGCTCGTGGAGCTTCAGGACGCCTTCAAATGCGTGGTTACCTCAAACTACATACGCATTCACGGAAGGTGTCCACCTATGACCACAACTTTCCGTGAGGCAACACCTGAGGAACTGTACTTAGGCGGTGGGGAGAGTAACTTCTCCTTATTAGTAAGAGAAGGCGGCTCAATCACTGGACTCGAGAATATACTAGCGATAGAGCGATTTAAATTGGCCCTCGTATCACTCGACTCGAATTACCTAGAATTCAAAACGCCGCTACCGCTCTGGCAATATGTTCGCTTAGGTCAATTCCTGGAGTTTGACTACCACGAAGACGTCACCGCAATCATCAAGGATACGGCCATATCGCCCTCTCGCACGGACCGGATTAGAGGATTGGCTCCTGAGTCCAGATGGCATAAGACGAGACTCCTCGGGTATGTCACGAGAAACGAGGTAGACACACATGACTTGATGGCTGAGTGGAGAAGAGGTGTCGGGTCCTCCTGGCATAACAACGGTGAAAGTGTGATCGCGCTGACCGCGAAGGAAGGCGAATACAAGGTTGATAAACCTCGTATGTTCGCCACCCTGCCGGCGCCGATGCGCATAGCCAATTCGATCGTTGCGGAGAACGTGAAGAGACTCATGACCTATATTCCCTTCACTAGTATGAACCTGTCGGGACAAGAACTAACAAGAGTTCTCTTGGGTCTCACCGTGGGTTCTGGTCAGGGCGATAGTCTTCAGATGAATCTGGATTTCTCCGGGTGGAACAACCGTAAGGATCACTATGTGATGCAATTTCTCGGTAAACCTATGGACGATATTTTCGGTGTAGAGAACACTTTCTGTATGCTACACGATCACCTGGGAATGTCCACATACGTGACGAATGACCCTTCGGGTCGGTCAGTTCGGGACCAGCTCCTACACGGTGGACCAGAGACGTGGACGAATGATTGGCGAGGGAAAGAAGGGTTGGCACAAAGGGAATGGACAATCAGTACAGCGCTAAATATTTGGGCCTCACTCCGTCCCTTTGGTTATCCATTTCGTCTACTGGGTCAGGGCGATAACCAGACTCTTTCAATCACACTTCCACGACTAACGGACTCGAAGTATCAACAATCGGTGCGCGTATTGGCGAGAGCGGTAGCCTTAGGATCAAGAGCGATCAACGATGTGTCCAAAGATAGTGAATACGTGTGTAGCCCCGGACTGTTAATCTTTGGAAAGCGACTAATACTAGACGGAGTTCTGCTTCCACAGACGATGAAGTCTATCACTCGTTCTACCGCTCGTGATGACGAACTCATGTTATCTCTACCGCTCGACATCAACGCGATAAGATCTGGTGCTTTGGCGGCTGCCCATACATCGGCATCACCCCTATCGGCTTACCTATTTGGCGAGCTCCTTGCATGTATGAGACTCAGGTTATCCTACTCGACGTACCCTGAGAGCGAGAGACTTTCTCCATACCTAGTCAACCTGAGTGAACCCGAAAACTCGCTAGCTATTATGCTGCCGGGCACTCTAGGTGGCATCCCGGGCCCAAT